CCCAGACAGTGCCGGGATAAAAAAGTCGATGTCGGGTACTTGCGCAAAATCACCGGGAAATAAGTTATGAACCACCCCGTTTGGGCCTGTAACGCTGCCTGCGCCAGTTCCGCCGTTTGCCACTGGCACGACGCCGTTGACATCGCTGACTGCCAGCCGTTGCCAAGGAGTCCATTGGCCATTTATCGCATCAAAATTCCTAACAGAAACTCTCCCCCAAAAGCCAAGCGCAATCTGGCCCCTCCACAGATCGTGAGCGGGAAGGTGTAAAATGGTAGCCCAACCGATGTTGGGAAAATCTCCTTCCGTCACAAAGAAATGCGTGCCCGGTGGACTGTCCGGGTTTTGGTTTGATAAAGAGACATTCAATGCCTTAGCTTGGCCAGCATTGATAGCGTTTTTTACCGTATTAACGTTCCCGTCTACGTTGTCGGCCTTTTGTTTAATATTTTTTTCTATCAATTTTAATATTGCTTTTAGAAAATCAGAATCAAAGGCAGTATCTGGTTTATCACTTATACCTTCAAGTGAGTTAAATGCCGCAATATACACGGCCTGCTTTGCCCCATGTAAATCATTAAACCATAGGGCGCGCCAGTTTGTGCCGTCCATACTTTCAGGTGTACTCGCTGGAACGGCTTTCCCGCCCGGATAATTTGGATCGGATAAATCGTAGTATTCCGTGTAACCAGGGCCAATTTTAAACATAACTCCTCCTATAACCATTCAACAAACAAAACTGCGGTCGTATGTACCGGTTTTATCTTCAAAATTAAATACTCAATGTAATTTTTCCACGTTTCCGATATTTTCAATCGTTCAATAAATAAAATTTGATTTCTGTTATTCCGCACTACTGACTTGCATACAAAAAAACAAGTTTCCCAAAATGCCGGATCATTGGAAAAGTCATAGACCTCTGATATATCATTTTTTAAAAGCGTAGGTACAAAGTTGTCATCGCCTATTCTGAAATCACACATGGCGTGTTGATGATCGCATACCATTATTTGGTTATCGCAGCACGATGGATAAGCAATATTTGAATCCCGCGGATTTCTCAAAGGCACATTTTCAAAAACATGGATCGAATCATCAATTTTCTGCAAAATTTCTTCCAGAAATGGCCAACTTTGACCACCGCTGTTTATTTTCCATAACGAATCTAATATATCCCGTCGTTTTTCCAATTCTGCCTCGGTGAATAAAATCCCAAAAACATCCTCCCATTTTTCAGGGAATCGCGTTGTATCCGGAAAAACGTCAAAGTATACAAGCTCCGCTTCTTTTCGTATATTCTCCGGTAAAAAAGATAGTCCTTTGACGAGTCTCCTTTTGTTATTGTCAACAAATAGTTGAAACGAGCGCGATTGGGAAAACAAGTTTTTTATCGCGTCAAAAAACCTCAAAACTCTACCCCGTTAATATAAAGTTTTCCTAATTTACATAGTTCTCCCATTCCCAAAGTATAAGAAGGCGTTATGATTCCCGACCGCCGCATTACAACATTGCCAAATTCTGCCTTTTGAGAAATGGCAACCTGATCGGCAACAGATGATACGTTATTTCTGGTTACCTGGTCTGTTCTATTATTGTCATCTGATAATCCTCTGTTGTATGGCTCACGATTTAAAAAATACTCCTCTATAGGTGTTTTGACAGCTTGCGAAAATTCCAGGGCGGGAATACCGATTAAATCATCAATAAATACATCAAAAACTACAACAGAAACCGGTTTGACATTAAAAAATGTTTCATTGCCAACCGGATCGATTATTGCCGTTAATGGCTTTCGTGTTGCCTGCCCTGTTTCGGGGTTATATGTGCATGATTTGCCCACCTGAATTAATAAAGCAGCGGATGGTATTCTATCCGGGTAAATAGACGGCAATCCAGAAACAAAAATAAAAACACCGGACGGTGAATGAACATCCTTGTATGGGTAAATGTTTAAAACACCGGGGGTTTCCATTCCCCATATTCTATAATCCGCAAGTGCTCCGCCCTGGGGCTGTTTGCGCCAGCGGCTAACAACCCTAAAACGGTAATCCGCCTCGGTTTCATCATCAATAGCGTCCTTATAAACGCTGTCAACCGTTGCTTCTCTTGAAACACTGCCGAGAGGGTTTACAAAATTAAGCATTTCCCCCGGTTCGATATTTCCGCCGGTTCCTGATTCCGCGCAAATTACAGAAACAAGCTCTGTTTCGTTTTCAAGTGTTTTTGTTTCATTTGTTAAATATATTTTTCCGGTTATGTCGCTTTTTAATTGTGTGCCGCTGTTTAAAAATGTGTTTATGCGCGTAACGTTTATTTCGACATGCCCCTGCCATTGCGATCCGCGCCGTGGTTCTCCCACCCCGATTAATATACCCCATTTTACAAGCGGCCTGACGCGCACCCCCAAAATATTTATTTCATTCCAGAATGCGGTTTCCGGAAATATTTGCAAAAACAACCAGCCTATTTGTTTATATAAAATAACAAACACCCCGGCGAAAACGGTTGCAAGTATTTTAACAAAGGATTTAGGTAGAACTCTAAGCCTGTTATTAAACGCCTGTTGTAACCCGCTAATAATTAAGATTCGTATTTCTTCAATGCTTTTGTTATTGTATGGTGTTGACATCGCCAGTCCCCCATAATAATGAATATTCATTTACAAAAATATTTAACTTATCTTTTAATATTTGCACTCTTAAATTAAATCTGTTTTTTCCTGTTGCTTGACCGTATACAAATATTTCATCCGCTATTCCTTCATTAATAAACCACTGTAAATCCATATACGCCGCTGTTTCTGCGTCTATAATATTTTTAACGGTCATTGGATAACCTGTTATAATATGCTGAAATCGAGAACGATATTTTTCACTTTCTGCTATGCCATTTAGAAAATTGCCCCAGTATTCATTTCTGTTATTTACCTTTCCGGCATCATCTTTATTGCCTCCAAAAAGCGAAAGGTATGCGGCTGTAGAGAATTGTTTGTCGGGAATAAATAATCCGCTTTCCACGGAAACCTCTCCCCCGTCAATACTTTCGTATAGTAAAATATCACCTTCAAATAGTTGTAAGCCGCTCATGTTATTTCACCTTCCGATGTTGTTTGCCCGGTCTGGGCTGTTGCACTTCCCTGTGTTGATACAAGAATACCAGACTTAACTCTTCCGGTTTTTATTTGCACATTAGTGATTTTTGAAAATTCTTCCGCATAGTCTTCTGGCGACATTGGAACCTCTTTTGCTTTATTATACAAGGCAATAAGAGCATTTTTATAATCAATATCGCTCAATGCCATTATGCGCCATCCTTAAACAGGGATTTAATTTTATTTTTATAAAGGTCTAAAGATAAAATGGTTTCAGGGTGTATTGCATGTTGAGTAGGATGCCCAAAAGTAATAATATTTTTTATTTCATCTACCAAGCACAATAGCAGTTCTTGCATATTACTATTTTCGTTTCCCATAAAATATTTCCCCTTTATAGTTTGCGAAAAATCACTATCTGCAATAAAATTAATTTCTCCGTTGCCTAACATTGAAAACTGTGATTTTATTTTTCCTCTTCTATCCCTAGCAAAAAATATTTTTTCTCCAGGCTTTGCGCCTTGCGATTCATTGAATACGCCAACAATGGCACATTTTCCAGTGCCGTCAATTTTTAACAAAACAATTCTATCGCTTTCTATAGGCGGTGAATCTTCACCAGATGAATTAAATAATACTCCTTTTTGGTTGTATCCTTTTCTGGTTTCTGTGACTATTTCAACGGCTTTTTTTATTTCATGTTTTATAACTTTTCCTATTCTTCCGGCATAATTCATTATTCCCACGGCAATACCTCCGGCAACTTCCCTGTAAAAGAGCCTGGCAAAACAAGGTCAATTTCTGTTGTTTTTCCTTTCGCGTCTCTTAGTAGTTTTATGTTCCGCGCTGTAAAATTTGATTGACGAGAAATCATTGCCCCAGGAGCGTTAACGCATACGGTCATTCCCTTTCTGAATAACTGACCGTCCCCGTTTAAATGTGTATCACACTTTGCCTTGAAAGAAATACAATCCGCAAACATCCGGCCAGCATGAGCCTTTACGGCGTTTTCTAAATCGCTCATTACATCTGCATCGTGAACAAGAATTGCTTCATGGCGTATGATGCCTCTGTTTATTAAGTAATTATTTTCATAGGTAAAAGAAAGCGGGTCTAAAAATATGTCACATCTTGTATGGCCTGTAATATGAGAAAAGAAACCTTGAGCGTTAAAATGCGGCGTTATTGAGACAAGCGGCGCATCCCCCTCTTTTAATTGCATAAAAGCACTTTGCCTTCTACTTTTAAAAAACACCAAACGCCCGTTTTCATCATTGGTAAACAATAACATTCTTTGCTGTGCAAGCTTCAATAAAAAGCTTAAAACTCTTTCATTTGCCTCCGCACCGACCTCTATAAAAGGATCGCCTGGACCATCGGGGTATAAGACTCTTATGCCGTATACTTCCGCTACCGGGTCGGCAATATCGCGTATTGTTGCATTAAAATATTCCAGTGGGTACATTGATGGTGGTACGGTACAGTCATTTAAAACTCCGCATAACGGATAACCTTGCAAAGTTATTTCTGTTGCCTCTGCTGTCAATTCTGGATCAGGTGTCAATAAATATGCCTTGAATAATAACTGGCCGGAATAATAAAGCGCGCAGTTTTTAAACGCAAATGGCGTTATCGCTTCTTTTAAATCTTTAACAGCTACATCATAAGGGGCCGTAAAAGAAAAACTATCAAGGGAATCGTAGGAAAGATTTATTTCGTATGAAGTAAAACCGGTAAATCTTTTGCCGTCAATAATAATGGAAACATCTTGCTCGTTTTCACTTAATGTTACTGTCTGCGCTATTTGGGGGGCTGCTGGTTTTTCTGTTATATTATCCGGTATTAATAAAACATCTCCCGGAAAAATTAACGGGGAACCGTCCGAGGCAGTTCTTCTTCCTGCTAATTGCGGGTTTACGTCAACAATTTTTCGCCATTTTAGAGATGATCCCAAATAGCGAACGGAAATCGCGTTAAGAGTGTCCCCGCTAACAACAGTATGTCGCCTAGACATAGTATGACACCTCGCGGCCCATAGGTATAACTTCCATATCGTCAATGTTCAAATGGTTTTCAACGATTAATTTGTCAAGAAAAAAATTATCGACCGATCCGTATATCTCCGCACTAAGTTCAATTATATTTCTATCCCGATCAAGTTTTATTATTTTTTTCATGGGGAGGGATAAAGCAACTTTGAAAATTAAATTGATGGAATTATATACTACTTTAATTAAGTTATAATATGCGGTTGCATTTGAATCAATAAAATTGTTTTTTTCAACCTTTGAATCTTCATAATTTTGTATCGTACTCAATAAATCATTCAACTGAATGGCAATAGCCACCGCCGCCTCTCGTGACATTATGCCTTCGACTGTTGAAAAAGTGCCACCGCTCCTGATGTTTGCCTCCTGTCTGTTATTTATTGCGTTTTCCGCAATGCTCAAAGCCGACCCGGTTGCTATTGACGCAACGGCCCCCGACAAAACAAGCCGAGTGCTTGCAAAAGCGTTTCTTATATTGTTTATTCCAAAGGGATCGTTTCTGAATTGGTTCTGTATTTGCATAATAAGCATTGTGTAACCGCGCATTTTTTCTAAAACGTTTATTATCATCCTGCCTGGTTGCCTCATGGCGCTTAATGCTAACCTTGCAGTATTAAGCCTATTTACAAAAGTGTTTCCCTCGCTTGCAAGAGAGGAGCCTATGCTGTCAATTTCCGGTGAGCTTGTAAACATTATATCTATACTGGACTTCAATTCATTCATGGTAACAGCAAGCTCTGGATCATCCGGCAAAAGGTTTAAAACAGTATCGTTCAAA